AAAGAGCGCCGGGGAGGTGAATCGTCCCCCCCCGGAGGACATGCCGGGGTCTGGGTCCCGCATCTTGGGCGTTTTTGCACCCCCGGAGGTTGCCGTGTCGATCCTTGATGCGACCGAGCAGTCGATCGCTGCCGCTACCCATCTGCAGCCGACGGACTACGGCGCGGTGGCTGCTTTGCGGGAGCTGGCGGCACGGATCGACGCTGGGAGTCGTGACAACGTGGCGATCCCGACGTACCTCAAGTTCTGCGAGTCGCTGGGGCTGACGCCGGCTGGCCGGTTGAAGCTTGCGCCGAAGAAGGACGAGGGCGGCGGGAAGTTGGGTCAACTTCGGGCCGTGCATGGCCGCTCCGCCTGACGTCGTCGGGCTCGAAACGCCCCGGATCTTCACTCCGCCGCTGCGGGAGCTGACGCCGGAGACGACGCTCGGGTTCGCGGTGATCGAGTTCGCCGAGGATGTCATCGGGATCCGTCTGCATCGCTGGCAGCGGTGGCTCCTGATCCATGCGCTCGAGGTGCTGCCGGATGGGACGTTCCGGTTCCGGACGGTGGTGCTCCTGGTGGCCCGCCAGTCGGGGAAGTCGACGATCTTGCAGATCCTGGCGCTGTTCTTCATGTACGTGCGGGGGTGCCGGCTGGTGATCGGCACCGCACAGAACTTGGACATCGCCGAGGAGGTCTGGCAGGGAGCGGTGGACATCGCCCAGGACGTCCCCGAGTTGAACGACCTGATCGAGAACGTCAACCGGACGAACGGCAAGAAGGCACTGGAGCTGCGGGACGGGGAGCGGTACAAGGTCCAGGCCGCGAACCGGCGGGGCGGCCGTGGCTTGTCGGGCGACCTGGTGATGTTGGACGAGCTGCGTGAGCATCAGTCGTGGGACGCGTGGGCGGCGGTCACGAAGACGACGATGGCCCGCCCGTACGCACAGATCTGGGCGGCATCGAACGCCGGGGACGCCGCTTCGATCGTCCTTCGCTTCCTCCGCAAGATGGCTCATCAGCAGCTCGGCGACCCGGATCAGCTCGCCGATGAGATCGAACCTGACGCCGACGTCGAGGTCGACGACTCGCTCGGGATCTTCGAGTGGTCGGCCCCCCCTGGGTGTGCGATCAGCGACCCGGACGGTTGGGCGCAGGCGAACCCGTCGCTGAACTCGCCGGCGACCCCGGAGTCGATCACGGAGCGGGCGATCCGTTCGGCGATGCGCACCGATCCGGAATGGCTGTTTCGCACCGAGGTCCTCTGCCAGTGGTGGGACGGCGCTTTGGAGGGTCCGTTCCCTGCGGGGACGTGGGAGGCGACCACTGACCCTCCGAACCCCGAGACCGGCTATCTCGGCTCGTCAATCCCGGAGGGTGGCAAGTTCGTGTTCGCCGTCGACGTGTCCTGGGACCGCTCCACCGCCCACATCGCTGTCGCCGGCCGGCGCGCAGATGGTCTGGCGCATGTGGAGGTCGTTGCTTCTCGGGTGGGCACGGACTGGGTGGCGCCTTGGCTCAAGGAACGGGCATCAACCGAAGGGCTAGGTGGCGTCGTCTTCCAGTCCAAAGGCGCTCCGGTGTCGTCGCTCTCGGACGAGATCGCTACCGCGGGGATCCCGGTCATCGAATGGTCGGGTTCGGATCTTGGCCCGGCGACGGGGGCGTTCTACGACCTCGTCCGAGCGGTGCAAGAGGACCCAAGCAAGGGGTTGCGTCACCGCCCCCAGCCGGTCCTCGACGTCGCAGCGTCGACGGCGTCGACGAGGCCGCTGGGTGACGCCTGGGTGTGGGACCGCAAAGGCTCCCCGACCGACATCGCCCCGCTCGTGGCGGTGACTGCGGCGCTGTTCGGTCTGGTGACGATGCCCGAGCGACGAATTAGTGCCTACGAGGCCCGCGGAATGGAGGTGGTCGGCTGATGGGATGGTTCCGACGCTCCCCGAAGACCGCCGTGAAGGGCGTCGACATCTCCTACTCCGACGAACAGAACTTCCAACGGAACCTCGTCTCTGTTCGCACGGTCACCTACTCGGGCGGCTATCCGTCGTCGTCGTACTCGATGCTGTACCGCCGGCAACCTGCGGTGCGCGCCGCGGTGGACTTCCTCGCTAGGAACATCGGCCAGCTCAACCCGAAGGTCTACGAACGGGTTTCCGACACCGACCGGATCGAAGTCTCCGACCACCCGCTCGCCGAGGTGTTGCGTCACCCGAACCCGACGACGACCCGCTACCGGCACCAGCGCGACACCGTCGCCGACATGGCGATCTACGACCGGGCCTACTGGTGGAAAATGCGGTCCGGTCGGCAGCTCGCCATCGTCCGGGTCCCCCCGGTGAACATCAACTACGAGCCGACGAACGGCACCTACTGGCTGTCGAACGGCCAGCCGATCGACCGCCGTGACCTCGTGGTGTTCCCCGGCTACTCCCCCGAAGGCGACGGGGAGGGCGTCCCACCGCTCGAGACGCTCCGCCAGGTGCTCGCCGAGGAGATGGCCGCAGTCGAGAACCGGGCCGGGATGTGGCGCAACGCCACCCGCCAGAGCGGCGTGATCGAACGGCCCGCCGATGCCCCCGAGTGGTCCGACACGGCGCGCGAGCGATTCCGCACGGACATGGAGAACCACTTCACCGGCTCCCAGAATGCCGGTCGAGTCCCCGTGTTCGAGGAAGGCATGAAGTGGAAGCCCGACTCGTTCGAGCCGCCCACCGGCGACTACATCGCCGGCCGCCGGCTCACCTACGAGGAAGCGGCGATCGCCTACGGCATCCCGCCGTCCATCCTCGGCATGACCTCCGAAACCAAGGCGAACGCGGAGCAGTTCCACCGGCAGGTGTACCAGGACGTGTTGGGTCCGTGGCTCCGGCTTATCCAAGACGAGATCGAGCTGCAGCTCCTCCCCGAGTTCGAGCCGTTGGGCCGGTCCGGCACCTACGTGGAGTTCAACCTGGCGGAGAAGCTCAAAGGCTCCTTCGAAGAGCAGGGCAAGGCCCTCGTCACCGCCGTGGGTGTGCCGTACATGAGCGTCAACGAGGGCCGGGCGCGTCTCAACCTCTCGCAGATCGACGAGCAGTGGGCCAACAACCCGGTTCAGCCGCTCAACGTCCTCTACGGCGGCCAGCCCGCCGTGACAGTCCCCACCGCCGACCCCGGTACCGCGGCGATCGGCCCGCCCCAAGTGAAAGCCGCACCCCGTGGGGCGATACGACGGCGCGACCTGGCCGCGCAGGAACATCAGGAGTTCTTCGAGCGGTACTTCGAGCGGCAACGCAAGTCCCTCCTTGGGAAGGCCGCTACGGACCGGGACCGCTGGGACTCCGAACTGACCGCCGACCTGTACCTACTCGCCACCACGACCGCCCGCCGCAACGGCCGGCTCGCTGCCCAGCAACTCGACGGCGTCTACGACGAGCCGAGGACCCTCCCGTACCTGGCGGAGAACGCCCGGATCACCGCCGAGGGGATCAACGCCCACACCTTCGACCTCCTCGACGCCGCCGAAGACGCCGAGGAACGTGCGGATGTGTTCACCCTCGCCAAGGGCGCGCGGTCCGAGCAGCTCGGTCTGGGTCGGGCGACGATGCTCATCGGGTTCGCCCGCAACGAGGCCGCGAAGCACTCGACCTCTGCTGACGGGAAGCGCCGAACCAAGACGTGGGTGGTCACCGCCCGCAACTCGCGCCACCCGCACATGAACGGCCAGACCGTCCCGGCCGGTGAGCTGTTCTCGAACGGCATGGAGTACCCCCACGACGGCAGGAACGGCGGGGTTGGCGAGGTCGCCAACTGCAAGTGCCTGTTGCAGATCGCCTGACGTCCGACCAAGGAGCTAGCCAATGACAGACGACCCCAAGGTCGCTGAGTTCAGCCTTGCCTCGTTCAAGGCCGCCGGCAGTGGTCAGGGCGAGTTCGAGGCGCTGGTGTCGGTGTTCGGCAACGTGGACCTCGGCGGCGATCGGATCGTCCCCGGTGCGTTCGCCAAGTCCCTCGCCCGGTGGGAGGAGTCCGGCGACCCGATCCCGGTGATCTGGAACCACGACTGGGACAACCCCCTCGCCCACATCGGCGCGGTCACCTCCGCCGAAGAGACCGAAGAGGGACTCAAGGTCAAGGGACGCATCGACACCGACAACGCCTTCGCCGCGCAGGTCCACCGACTCCTCTCGGAACGGCGCGTCAAGGAGATGTCCTTCGGTTACAACATCGTCGACGCCGAACAGAAAGATGGCGTCTACGAGCTGCGTGAACTGGACCTGATCGAGGTCGGCCCGACCCTTAAGGGCATGAACCCCGCGACTCAGCTCCTCGCGGTGAAGTCGTGGTCCCAGGTCGAAGCGAAGGCCGGGAAGCCGCTCGTCGAAGCGTTGAGCGCCGAGGACCACGCCGCAGTGAAGCGGTGCGAAGTCCTCCTGGCCGCGCAGCTCGACGCCGACGAGAAGGCCGGCGCCCGCCTCTCGAAGGAAACGCGCTCAGCGATCTCTCAGGCCATCGACCTGTTGGCCTCCCTGATCTCCGCCGACACGGCGGCAGAACCCAAGTCCATCGAAGCCGAGGCCCTTGGCAAGGCGAGCGAACCGGACGCGGACATCCTCAC